AAGTAACCTCTATAGTTTTTTGGTACTGCTTTTTCAAACACACCAAATGCCTGTGCCATGTTGTCTGCGAATGCTATACGCTTTGGATCATCTTTGTTTACTCCGCCACTTCGCATAAGCAGTTCTTGTTTAAGTGCATCTGGGCTAGTTGTTCTACCAACCCCTTTTGACTTAACAAATCCGCCTTTGTCTGTGAATACAAATTCGCCATTGTCATTGCGACCAAACACAACTGCGGGAGATCCGTCCCATTTAAGTGTAACGTTTCCTTGTCCACCTTTTGCCATATTACGTAACGATGCTAACGCTCTCATTGCTCCTTGAGAACCTTGTAGGTAAGCTAAGTCTTCTGCATGATCAATTCTTGCGGCTTCTTTTAGGTCGCTTCTTATTTTTGCTTTCTTAAATAATTTAAGACCTTCATCAGCATCCAAAGGAGGTAATTTTTTATTTGACAAAGAATACCAACGACCTTCTTTTTGATAGTATTGCCACAATACTTTATTCTTGTCTTGGAATGTTGAAGCGTCTGGTATATGTGTTCCGAAAGGATTTCCTGTTTTAGTTTTAGTTTTAGTATTATCTGTTGAAGTATCTTTGTCTTTGCTATCGTCTTTACCAAATACTTTATTGTATCCTTTTTTAATAGGATCTAAAACCTGTCCAACTGTAGTTTGTTGTCCACCTGCATCTTTGTAAGTTTTATTCATCTTACTAAAAGATCCTTGATCACCTTTAAGTCCAACAGCCAATCCACCTCCAAAAGACTTGGCAAAGTCTTTAAGGCCTTCATCTGTTCTAAACTTTGCTTGTAACATTCCTGTTATCATTCCACGTGACTCTGGCAACGGTAATCCTTGCTTTTCAAAGTTTGCAAACGCATCTGCTGTTAGTGCGTCATAGTCTGGACTACCTTTAATCTTCTTAACCATAGTTTCAACACTGTCTAAGTCAGCACGGTTAGCACCTTGTCCTAGTAATGCTTGTGCAACTTCATCTGGTGCACCAGCAACAAGCTCATTTGTTTCTCTATTAAGTAATCCTTTGCCCGGAGACCATTTTAATCCTCTTGCCTTTGCCATACTGGCAATCATAATTGCTCTGTGAGCACCTTTGTATACTGTTCCGTCACCTGTACCTTTGAATGCAAACTTCATTGCTTCTGGATTACCAAACATCAAATCTGTTTGTACATAGCCATTGTTAGGGTTTCCATTAATAGGTGTTTTAAAATGAACACTGATACCTGACTTGGCAACCCATTGTCTAGTAGTATCGTCTGGATGATTTTTCATCTTCCATGCGTTAAGTTTATCAAACAACTCTTGCTTGTCTACCTTGCTTGCATCAATAGCAACATCTAAGTCGCCACTTGTATCTTTAATACCTGTTGATCCAAGTTTCATATCAGTATGCTTTAATCCTGTAATCTTTTCTAACCAAGTAAGAGTTGGATCAACATCGTGCCTAGCAATACGTTGTGTAACAGGTGTACCCTGTTCGTCTTTGAATATGTTTCCACCTTCTTTAAGAATCATTTTTTTTGCTCTCGTTAATTTTTGTAAGTCCACGCTTAAATTTTTTAGGATCTGCACTCTTTACACTATTAATAAATCTACGTTCAAGTTCTAATGCTTCTTCTGCTGAATAGTGCTCAGATATTTTTTCAAATAGATTAATTACACTATCAATTAGATTAGTGCCTGTGCTTTCGATTAAATGTTCTTTATTTCTATTGAAATTAAGATTATTCAGTTCTTCAAGTATAGATCTAGTAGCTTTTTTCATTATGTTACATCCTTATAACGTATTTAGTCATGCAAAGCAATAAATATTGTATTAACGGAGGGAGTATAAAAATGGGAACATATAACAACAAAATCATGGCAGAATTTAATCCGCCGCGGAAATGGGTATTAGGTAGAGACCTGTCATACACTACACACGATTTAACTGTAGACGAAATTAAAGCACTTAAAGGTGTTGGTGTAAAAATTAAAAGAGAAACTAACAAAACAGAAACTATTACAGTACCAAAGGGATTTGTAACAGACTTAGCATCAGTTCCAAGAGCAATGTGGTGGGCTATAGCACCATTTGATGTAGCAAGAGCGGCAATCGTACACGATATACTGTATAAGAGTATTAGACAATATCGTTGGAAGATGAAGGACAAGGAAGATGCAGAGTTAATTAAACAAGCCAAACTTGCATCTGATAAAGTATTTTTATTAGCAATGAATGATGCTGAACCTTCAGTACCTAAGTGGAAAAAATATTCTGCTTGGAAGGCTGTTGATTTATTTGGCAATGGTTCTATTGTCCCTAAAGAAGATAATATATAAAAGTTAAACAATAGGGTGCCTTAGTTGCACCCTATTATTATGAGTTACATTTCTATTTGGTTAGGATTAATCTCTTAGTATATTAACTATTTTCTGTGCTAATTCTCTAAACCAATACTCTTTATTACCTCTTGTTGTTTCTGCGGCTGTTCCAATTCTAATACCGCTTGTCTCTACAAAAGATCTTGGATCATTTGGAACACCGTTTTTGTTTACAGTAATACCATTTTCTTCCAACAAGTCTGCCGCTTCACGTCCGGAATACTTACTGCCGCTTAGGTCCATTAGGATAATATGACTATCAGTACCATCTGTTAACAATTTCATACCATACTGATTTAACTGATGTGCCATTGCTTTGGCATTCTTAATAACCTGTGCTGAGTATTCTTTGAACTCATCAGTATCGGCTTCTATAAAGCATTGTGCTTTGGCGGCAATTATATGCATCAAAGGTCCGCCTTGTGTACCAGGAAAGATACCACTGTTAATCTTACGTGTATAATCTTCGTTGTTCCAAAGAATAATACCTCCACGTGGCCCACGCAATGTTTTGTGTGTTGTACTTGTTACTACATCTGCGTATGGTACAGGGTTAGGATATGCATCGCCTGCTATTAGTCCTGAATAATGTGCCATGTCAACTAACAGTAATGCACCTACTTCATCAGCAATACTTCTAAATATTTGCCAATCAATAATGCGAGGATAAGCACTAGCACCAGCAACAATCATTTTAGGTTGAACTTCGATTGCCTGTTTCCTTATAGCATCATAATCTAACAACCCATTATCATCTACGGCGTATGTATGTGCTTCGTAAATCTTGCCTGATATGTTTGGTGGACTACCATGTGATAAGTGTCCTCCGCTTGCTAGGTCCATGCCAAGTATCTTATCACCTGGTTTTAGAAATGCTTGGTAAACTGCCGTGTTAGCATTAGCACCTGAGTGTGGTTGTACGTTTGCAAATTTTGAACCATATAGTTTACACAAGGTTTCAATTGCGAGTTGCTCAATTTCATCCATATGTTCACAACCGTTGTAGTAACGTTTGCCTGGATAACCTTCTGCATATTTGTTTGTGAACACTGAACCTGCAAGTTCCATTACACTAGCACTAGCAAAATTTTCACTAGCAATAAGTTCGATAGTTGTTGTTTGTCTATCTACTTCTTTATCTAAAATCTTATGTATTCTTAAATCCAATATCTTTATTCCTTTATACTAATCCCAAAGATTTTCATAATATTTTCCAAATAGTTTAAATCCGTTTGTCATACGTTTTTGATGTGCTTTTGCACCTTCACGGTCTTCCCATACAAGTTTCAATCCAAAAAGACTGTTAGGATCTTTAGATTCCTCTGGTCCCATTTCTCTATACTCGTAGTAATCACTTTCCCAATCATCGCGGCATTTTTGTTCAAATGCCCAAATCATTTCGTCCATAATACTGTCCCACTTCTTTTCAGTGAGTCCACTTGGATAGCCATGGTTGGTGGCTTTTAGTTGCACCAGCATAGGTAGGATAATCGGAGCAAGGGTGTGGTCCATGCTCCAAGTGTCCCACTTGTGTATCTTAATCTTTACACGTTGCTCAGGACTGTAACCAAACCAACTATGCCAAAAATAATGTTTAGGAAATTTACCAATTTTTATATTCATACAAATAAGCTACTCACTGATTCTTCGTTAGTTACTCTACGTATTGCTTCGCCAAACAAGGGAGCGACACTAACCTGTCGTGTCTTCTTACAATTCTTAGGACAACGATCAGGAATGGTGTCAGTAACTACTAATTCATTTAGTACACTTTTTTCGACACGTTGACATGCTTCGTCGCTTAGTACTCCGTGTGTAATATAAGCTCTAACACTTACTGCACCAGCATCCATAATTGCTTTAGCCGCATTACATAGTGTGCCACCCGAGTCGATAATATCATCAACTAGAATAGCGTGTTTACCTTTAACATCGCCGATCAAGTTCATGACTTCGCTCTTGCCTGCTTCTGGTCTACGTTTGTCTAC